CGTCGAAGTCGCTAAGGACGTGGTCCAGGCAACGCCGCCCGTTTACTTGGCCGCACAAACCCTATTTTTCGGGATGCCCCTCAATTTTTGGGCCTCCTTCCTGGCCATCGTCTATACGGCGTTGATCATCCTCAACCATATCCGTAAGCAGTGGCTTCCCTGGTTGGCTTCGAAGCCCTGGACGCGTGCGCAGTGGTGGAAGGGTTGAAGCTGCCGCGCGGGCTGGTAATCCCGCTGGCCGGCACGGCGCTGGCCATTGCCGGCAGCCTGGCGCATTACTTCGAAGGGACGCGTTATGCCGCGTACCAGGACGTTGGGGGTGTGTGGACCGTCTGTGACGGCCATACCGGCCCTGATGTTGTGCCGGGCCTGGTTGCCACCGAGGCCCAGTGCGAGGTCTACCGCCAGGCGGATCTTGTCGAGGCCAATCGCGCCGTCAAGCGCCTGATCAGCGTGCCGCTCTCTGCGCCCTGTGAGGGTGCCTTGACTGACTTCACGCTGAACACCGGTTCCGGGACGTTGGCCAAGTCCTCGATCCGCACCAGGTTCAACGCCTCCGACTATGCCGGCGGCGCTGCAGCAATTTCCCGGTACCACTATGCCGGCGGTCATGACTGCCGGCTGAGCACGTCCAGTTGCGCCGGGATCGTGGTTCGGCGCTCGGTCGAGCGCTGGTTATGTGAGTTGCACCTATGACCCTTTCCAACCTCTGGGCGTATTTTTGCGCCCTGTTACGCCCCAAAGGAGCTATCAATTTGGACTCTCTCGTTAATGCCAACCTCGGCGCCGCCACTACCGCCGTGGTTCTCGGCGCTTCGGCTGGCGCTCTCGGCTCTGCTGTTGCTGCAATGGTTCCTGTGCCGGACGGCGCTCTGGTCTTGGGTGATCAGTCCGCTACCGCCGGCCTTGTCGCTGATGCTGCTGCGCTCGCCCCGGTTGCGCCTGTCGCGCCGGTTGCCCCTGCTCCAGCGCCTGCCGCTGCTCCAGCTGCTGCGTTGGTCGCTCCGGCCGCTCTGGATCCGGTGGATCCTGACGACGACGCAGAAGACCGCGACGAGCTGGAAAGCCTCAGTGCGCTGGCCGGCGATGGCGATCTGTTCGTCGCATCGTTGAAGAACCTGGTGTCGTTCGCCATGGACCTGGGCCATGACTTCGAAACCGCGTTCGATGCGGCTGCGGCCCGGGTCAAGACCATGTTTGCGGCCAAGCAGTAATGCGCACGGCCCTCGCGCTCATGCTGTGCGTCCTGTTGATGCTTGGCGGGCTGGCCTACTGCGAGTGGCAACTGCGCAAGGCAGAGAGCGCGGCGGCCACGGTAAACACCGAGTTAACGGCTGCGCGCAACGCCAACCAATCGCAGGCCCTTGCCCTGGCGAAAATCGAAGCTGATCACGCAGCCGACCAACAGCAGCTGGCCGCGCTGGCTGATCAGTTGACCCTGATCGAGTCCCAGCGCACTACCCAGCGCAACACCCAAGCCCAGGTGGTGGCTCATGCAACACCCGCTGAGCAAGACTTGTTTAATCGCAAGTTGCCTGCTGCTACTTTGCAGCTGTTCCCGCGATCAACCGCAACAGTTGATCCAAACGCAAGTCATTCGCCTGTCCATCCCTGACGCTATGTTGACGCCTTGCGCGATGACTGGGATGGACGGCGATACAGTTGGCGACTTGGTTAACTACGCCATTGACCAAAAAGCTGCCATTGCTTGCTATGAGGCAAAGCAAAGTCAGGTCCGGTCGAAAGTGGCCAGTCAGCCAGGAAGTTAACCCGTTGGAAAAAGCCCATGTCTGATGTCTTTAATATCTCCATACGATCCAATATCAAAGAGATCAGTAAAAACCTCTCGGACATGGCATTCAAACAAATCAACTTCATTGCTGCTCAGGCGCTGACCGAGCTGGCAAAGGAAGTTCAGGCCGACGAAAGTGACAACTTCGCGCAGACCTTCAGTCGGCCCAAGGCCTTTACCAAGAATGCGGTCGGCATGCGCGGCGCGCGTAAGGACAACTTGACGGCCATAGTGTTCGTCAAGCCGATCGCCGCGCGCTACCTGGAGCCGTATGAGGATGGTGGCAATCACGTCCTGCCTGGTCGTGCGCTGCTCAACCCCAAGGACATCAAGCTGAATGCCAACGGCCAGTTGCCACGCGGCATCCTGGCCAGGTTGAAGGCGCGGCCGGATATATTCATCGGCCCCGTGCAGACCAAGGCTGGCCCGGTCAATGGTGTCTGGCAGCGTATCCCGGCGGCCAAGACAGGTGCGCAGCTGCGCCGCCGTATGTCGCGGGGGGTGAATCTTGGCGGTCATCTGAAATTGCTGATTCGATTCGGTGATGCATTGCCGGTCAATAAGCGGCTCAACTATCGAAGTCGGGCGAAAAGTTTGGTGGATCGCCGGTTTAATGCAGCATTCGCCAAAGCCATGGACAAGGCGTTGGCCACGGCGAGATAAGTCAATGACTGTTCTAATGTTGCTGCTGTTGTTTCTGGCGGCGCTGCCCACCATCGTGCTGGGTGTGCCGCTGTTGGTAGTTCTTGTGTACTTCATTGTTGTGCTCGTTGTTCATGTTTCGGGGATGTTCCTGAGCCTCTGTTCATGGGTTGCAATGTTTCCGGCTGTCCTTATTGCCGAGTTGATCGGCGCCATTAAAACCGACTTATTGAACAGGTAGTGCTATGCACTCTTTCTTGTTGTTCTTTGCAGGCCTGATGTGTCTGTGCGCTGTCATTACCATTCTTTCGCTGGCCATCGATAACAACCTGACGCCCGTCGGTAAGACGTTTTCCAGCGGGTTTGTCGGTTGTTGTGCGGTCATTCTGGTGTTGCTGGTGGTGCGGGCTGATCCGGTGACGGTCGCCGCGATGTCGGGTGTCGCGATGGTGCAGCACTTTGAAAGCAGCCAGGAGCATGAGCCGGATTCGGTAGCGCTGCCGACTGAAACGGCCTATGCGGCGCGGCCGGCCAGTGCTGCTCCTGTCGCGACAGCCGCGCCGGTCATGGCCGCACCGTCTCAGTCGTCCGACTCCACCAAGGACATGCTGTTGGGTGGCGCGCTGGGTTACATGCTGGGCTCGTCGGGTCGCCAGTCGGCGGCGCCGGCTGTGCAGTCCGTGACGAGTCACACGACGGTGATCAACAACGTGCCGCCATCGGTTCCGTCTACCCGCGTGGCGTCGACCAGCACCTTGCGTCCAGTATCGCCGCCGGCTGCTGTCGCCAGTGCGCCGAAGGTCGCGCCATCTGTACCGAGTTCGGGGTTTCGTTCCACGTTCTCGATGACGCGCAGCCGTCGCTGATCGCGTAGTCATTCAATTGTGAGGTGATCGCTATGACCAAGTAGATGAGCGCTTTTCCTGAGTCACGGGCGCAAGTGACCGTATCGAGCCCAACCCGTAAAACGAGGGCGCGCTGGCCAGCGGTGTACCTGAATACTGGCCCGGAGAGCATCGACTTACCACCGATCCCGTTAGCGGCCATGAGAGTGCCAAGCCACCGGCCGAGGTAGCGGCGCTGGATACGTCACCAGCACACCAGGGATGGCCTGAGCGGGAGGGTAGGAGGGTCATAGACACCCCCCCCCTGTCTTGGGTCCCTCCTGGGCTCTCCTGCAGCGTGGGCATTGCGCGCCACGCTGCAGCCCCAGCTATGAATTTTGAAAATTGGGTAACAGTTTTTTATGGCCATCGTCAGCCAGGCTACGTTCGCCAAAATCATGGACGTGTCGCGCAAGACCGTCACGACCTGGAAAGCCAAGAATTTACTCGTGATGCAGGGGGATCAGGTCGACGAAACCGCCTCGAAAAAACTGCTCGATAAGTACCGCTCTGCCCCTACCAAATCTGTTACCTCGGCCCGGGCGCCAGTCGCCAAAAAACCGCCGCCGGGTAACAAGTCAGGTAACAAGAATTCTGCCGTGTCGGGTAACAACTCTGACACGGCCAAGCGCACCCGCCAAAAGCCTCCCCCTGAACCGGGCTCGCCCGAGTTTGAAGCCGCCCAGGACATCGTCCAGAACGGCGCGCCGCACACCCTCAACGAGGCCAAGCGGGTCAAGGAAAACTACCTGGCCAAGCTGCGGCAGCTGGAGTTCGAAGAAAAGACCGGCGCCCTGGTCGAGCTGGCCCTGGTTGAGCGGGTGCTGTTCAAAAGTTTCCGCATGCACCGTGACGCCTGGCTCAACTGGCCGGCGAAGGTCGGCCCGCTGATCGCAGCCGAGCTGGACATAGACAGTGACAAGGTGGTCGCCCAGCTCAATGAACACGTTCATAAACAAATCAGCCAGCTCGGCGAGCCGGTCCTCGACTTCGACGAGGACGAAGACTGACCGCTTGCGCGCGGCTATCTCACGTGCCATGCAGCCGCCGCCGCGTATCAGCGTGCCCCAGTGGGCTGATGACTTTCGCAAACTGGCCCGAGAAGCCGGCAGCACCTCCGGTGATTGGGAGACGGCCACCGTCGAGGTGGCGCGCGGCCCGATGCTGGCGGTGACTGAACTGGGCGTGCGCACCATTTCCGTGATGGTGTCCACCCAGTTGCTGAAAACTGCCCTGCTGGAAAACGTTTTTGGCTACTTCGCGCACCTGGACCCCTGCCCGATACTCCTGGTGCAGCCCAAGGAAGATGCCGCCGAGCAGTTTTCCAAGGAGCGCATCAGCCCGCTGATCCGTATCACGCCGGTGCTGCGCGAGATCGTCGGCAGCCGGGGCAAGAGTCGCAACAAAGACGAAACGTTGCTGTTCAAGAAGTTCCCAGGCGGCTTTCTGGCCTTGGTCGGCGCCGGCAGCCCAGACAACCTGGCTCGCCGGCCGATCCGCGTGGTGCTGTTCGACGAGGTCGACAAGTACCCGGTGACCCGCGAAGGCGAGCCGATCCCCATTGCTGAAGAGCGCATGGCCACCTTCGGGGCCAACTCGCTGTCGATTCGTGTGTGCTCGCCGACCGTGAAGGAAGAGAGCCGGATAGAGGACTGCTACATTGATTCCGACCAGCGCCAGGCCTCATTCGCCTGCCCGCATTGCCAGCACCGCCAGTTCCCCACTTTTGAACAGGTGCAGTGGGACAAGGCCGGTGCCACCCACCTGACTCGCACCGCGCGGTTTTACTGCGAAGGCTGTGGCGTAGGCTGGAGCGAAGGTGACCGGCTCAAGGCGTTGAAGACCGTGCGCTGGCACCAGTGCAAGAGTTTCACCTGCTGCGAGCAGACGCTGGATCCGCGCGAGCAGTACCAGCAAGCCTGGCGGGCCAATCCCGACGGGGCGGTCGCGCGCATCTGGACCTGGAGCGCCGGTGACCGGCATGCTGTCTACATGGCACGCTGCCCGACCTGCGGCACGCACCCGGTGAGCAACGAGCATGCGGGTTTTCAGGCCGGTAAGTTGTTCAGCCCCTGGTCGCGCGACAAGCCGGCCGACATGGCGCGCAAGTGGATCGCTGCCCAGGGCAACGAGGAAATGCTGCAGGTCTGGTGGAATACCCAGATGGGCCTGCCCTACCGCAAGCACGCCGGCCGCGAGGTGCGCCTGCAGGCGCTGCTCGATCGCCGCGAGCTGTGGGCCGCCGAACTACCCGACGAGGTCGCCTGTATCACCATTGGCGTCGACGTGCAGGACTATCGCCTGGAAATGGAGGTGGTTGCCTGGGGCCGTGATGAAGAATCCTGGAGCGTCGACTATCACGTCATTGAGGGTGAATTCTCCGACCCGCAGACCCGTAAGGAACTGGACGCCTACCTGCTACGCAAGTGGCACCGCGCCGATGGCCGGCCGTTCGTGGCCAAGGGTGTGTGCATCGACTCCGGAGGCCACCACACCACCGACGTCTACGACTTCTGCAAGGCGCGGATTGGTCGCCGCGTGTGGGCGATCAAGGGTGAATCTGCCACCAGTGGCCAGCGCAACCCGGTCTGGCCGACCAAGAAACCCAACAAGCGCAACAAGGCTACGTATCGCCCGATCATGCTCGGCGTCAACTCGGCCAAGGACACCATTGCCGCGCGCCTGCACAAGGAAAATCCAGGCGCCGGCTTCATGCACTTCCCGACCACCCGCGACATGGGCTATTTCGAGCAACTGACCGCCGAGCGATCGGTGCTCAAGTTCAAGGCGGGCCACAAGTACCGCGTGTGGGAAGTGCGCCCAGGCCGGGCGAACGAGGGCCTGGACTGCCGCGTCTACGCCTACGCCGCCCTGCACGGCCTGTTGCACCACGGCTACCGGCTCAACGCCGAGGCCATAGCCCTGGCCAAGACCATCGGGCCAATCGTAGCCCGCGAGGTGTCGGCCGAGGCGATTGAGTCCGGCGTCACCATCGAACAGCCCGTAACCCCACTACCCCCGAACCCCGAGCCAACGCCGCCGAAAAAGCGCCGCCGTCTCGCGTGACTGGTCACGAATCATTGAGGTTAACCCATGCGCCGTCCCTTCAACCCGGCCACCAGTTTGCTGGCTGGCCGTCCCAAGGCCGCCCTGGAGGCGGATCTGGCCGTGGCCCAACAGGCTTATATCGATCTGCAGAGTGGGGCCAAGGTGATCAACGTCAGCTATGCCCAGGGCAGTGGCAGCCGCGCGGTTACCTACACCCAGGCCAGTATTGCTGACGTGCAGATGCTGATTCGTTCGCTGCAGTTGCAACTGGGTATTGTCCAGCGGGCGCGTCGGCCAATCCGCGTGGTGTTCGGATGAGTAGCGAAGTCCGCATCTTGGGCGTTAACGGTCAGCCGTTATCGCGCCAGGTGCCCGGCCGGGCGAAGATGCTCGCCGGCGGCGAGCGCACAGCGTTTGACGCTGCCGGCACGATTGGCGAGCACGTTGAGGCCTGGAACCCCTGGTTGTGGTCGCCAGACGGCGAGCGCAACCTGCACCGTGACCGCCTCGCGGCGCGTGCCCGTGATCTGGTGCGCAACGATGGCTGGGCGAATGGGGCCATCACCCGCATCCTGGATAACTCGGTGGGTGGCCAGTTCCGGCCGATCTTCAAGCCCGATTACAAGGCCCTTGCCCTGCGTACCGGGATCAAGGCCTTCGACGCAACCTGGGCACATGAATACAGCGAGGTCGTGGCGGCCAACTATCGCACCTGGTCAGACGCTGACGGCTTCTACGCCGATGCCCAGCGGCACAACACCGTCACCCAGCTCATGCGTCTGGCGTTTCATCACAAGCTGGTCGACGGCGACAATCTCGCCCAAGTGCAATGGATTCCCGAGCGGATTTCCCCAGGAAAGGCCCGCTATGGTACGGCCATCCAACTGATCGACCCCGATCGGCTGAGCAACCCCTATTTGCAGTTCGACAACGATGTGATGCGGGGAGGGGTCACGATTGATCGCTACGGCGCGGCCACCGGTTACTACATCCGTGCCGCGCATCAGGGCGACTGGTGGGCGGGTGCCGACAGCCAGCGCTGGGACTGGATCCCCAAGGAAACCGCCTGGGGCCGTCCGATCATCGTTCATGACTTTGACCCCGATCGCGCCGGCCAGCATAAGGGCGGCGCCGGCATCTTCACATCAGTGCTGACGCGCATGCGCATGCTGGCCAAGATGGATGGCGTCGAACTGGATGCCGCCGTGGTCAACGCCATGTTCGGCGCCTATATCGAAAGCCCCTATGACCACCAGCTGGTCGAGGAAGCCATTGGCGATGAAGTTACCGATGACCGCCTGAGTAACTACCAGGATCAGCGCATCGACTTCCATGCCGAACGTAAGACCATGCTCGGCGGCGTGCGTATCCCCACGTTGTTCCCCGGCGAGAAGATCAACGCGGTGGCCTCAACCCGGCCCAACGCCAACTACATGGCGTTTCAGAACGCGTTTCTGCGCAACTTCGCCCAGGCCGCTGGAATATCGCCCCAGCAGCTCTCCGGCAACTGGTCTGACGTCAACTACAGCTCGGCCCGTGCGGCCTCTCTGGAGGCCTACAAGACGATGGGCCGGCGGCACTACGACTTCACCATGCGCACTGCCACCCCACTGGTGGGCGCCTGGCATGAGGAAAGCCGCGCGGTCGACGATTACCCGCTGCCCGCCGGCGCGCCGGTCTACGGGTTGTTTCGCAGCCTCTACAACCGCATGCATTGGATGCGCCCGGCCCGTGGCTGGGTCGACCCGGTGGCCGAGAAACAAGGCGCGATCCTGGGCATGGACGCCGGCCTGTCGACGCTGCAGGCCGAGTGTGCCGAGCAGGATCTGGACTGGATCGAAACCTTGGAACAGCGCAAACGCGAGATCGACAAGCTCGATGAGCTGGGCATTCCGAAACCGCAATGGACCGGCGCGCCTGATCCCAACCAACAGCCGGCCAACCAGGTCGACAAGAAACCCGAGGCCACCTGATGCAGTTTGCCCACCTGGCCCAGCGCCTGTTCAATACACCGATCGCCATCCGCCCGGAAAAGGCCGAAGTGGTGATGGCTGCCTTGGCCGAGCGCCTGGGCATCACCCAGATGATGCACCTGGGCGGTTCGGCGGTGAACGTCAAGCCGCAGATGTACCTGGACGATGACGAGGGTTATGACTACGACAGCCGGGCGAAAACCGACAAGGGCTATGACCTGGTCGGTCCGGTTGCCGTGATTCCAGTGCACGGCACCCTGGTGCAGAAACAGGCCAGTTTGCGGCCGTGGTCCGGCATGACCGGTTACAACGGCATCCGCCAGGCTTTCCTGACCGCTCTGACTGACCCCAAGGTCGAGGCGATCATGCTCGATATCGACTCTGGCGGCGGTGAGGTTGCCGGCTGTTTCGACCTGGTCGACACGATCTATGGCGCCCGTGGCCGTAAGCCGATCTGGTCGATTCTCAACGAGTCGGCCTACTCGGCGGCCTACGCGATCGCCAGTGCGGCCGATCGGGTGATCGTGCCGCGCACGGGTGGTACTGGCTCGATTGGCGTGATCACCCTGCACGTTGACATGAGCAAGGCGCTGAGCAGCGCTGGGCTCAAGGTCACGTTCATCACCTACGGCTCGCAGAAGGCCGACGGCCACCCTGAAATCGAACTGTCGCCCGAGGCCCAGGCCCGTATCCAGGCTGATATCGACACCATGGGCGAGCTGTTTGTCAGCACTGTAGCGCGTAACCGCAAGCTGTCGGCCGCGAAGGTCAAGGCCACCCAGGCTGGCACCTTTCTCGGCCAGCTCGGCGTCGATCAGGGTTTGGCTGACGCGGTGATGGCCCCCGATGCTGCCTTTCGCTCACTGCTCAAGCAGTTGGCATAACTCAACCTGAGAGGTTCCCCCGTGTCCCGTTCTAAAACCTGGTCCCACCTGCTGGGGCTCCCCCGTCGTATCCGCGGTGCGAAATCTGATGATGATGACGCTCCGGTTGTTGATGACTACAACAATGACGATCCGCTCGACGAGCAATACGCCGAGGAAGAGGACGACGATAAAAAGCCTCGAGGCAAGAAGGCCAAGCGGGCTGAAGACGATGACGATAAGCCCGACGCCGAAGACGACGATGCTGACGCCGATGATGATGACGACGACAAAAAGCCCAGCGCCCGGGCTCGCGGCAAGAAAGCCAAGCGTGCCGAGGATGGCGATGACAAGCCTGACGCCGAGGACGACGAGGACGACGATAAAAAGCCCAGCGCTGCGCGTGCGTCTGAGCGCGAGCGCTGCGCGCGCATCATGGCCTACGGCATGAACCACGGCATGGGGCAACAGGCTTTCGCGCTGGCCTTCGACAGCAATATCAGCCGTGCCACGGCCGTCAGCGTGCTCAAGGCCAATAAGGCGTTCGCGCCCAAGCAGGCACCTGCCGCCGGCCAGACATTCGGTCAGGCCATGGCGGGGCTCAACGTCCACCAGGTCGCGCCGGACGGCTCTCGCGAGCGTCCTGCCGGTGTTGATGCCGCTGCGGCCATGATCATCAAGGCCGGCCAGTAACCCCTCCCCCTTTCGCCAGACGGATTCCCTCATGTCCACCATCAGCAGCAACGTCCTGGGCGATAACGCCCAGGTGCCGGGCGTTTACTCGGTCCATTACACCCCCGAT